AGATGTGATCCATCATGAAGTTTTAATTCTGCTAAACCCATTTCAGACATCATGGTTGGTATAACCTCTCCTGAAATGTGATCTCTTTGTTTTTTCATCATCTTCAAATCGTTTTCTAAATCTGCAATACGATCATCACATGTTTCTAATCTTTCAACTTGATCTGCAAGTGATTGAACACCATCTGTTTTTTTCATTGCGTCTTGTTGATCTTGTTCAAAGTTTATTTCATCTTTGAATTTTATTGTTTGTTTAATTGACATCTATTTCTCCTTTCTCATGTAAATTAATAGATATAGGATAATATTTTCTTTCTTGTTTATCCCATTTTAACAAATTGTATTTACCGTTAGTAATATCAGACACTATAGAACATGCAACACCTATGATAGCCGGATCACCTGTAAGTAAAAGATAATCATTAACAGTATAATTTTTTAAACCTTGTCTTAATTTATAAATAAGTGGACCAGGAGAAAAAATCATTTGAGAAAATTCTGGTAATAA